CGTTATCAGTAATCACTTATTACTCTCGTATATCCCAAAATGAAGGGCAAAGTGATTCGTTAATAGTGTTTCCGTATGTTTATTCTCTAAAGCCCATTGAATGTCGTAGCGGTTCTTTAAATAGCTTCCGAGGCTTTTCTTTCCTGTCGATGGTGGTGTTTTATCTTGTGGCATTTTCCGTTTTAGTTTTGAGAGAAAAACCACCTGCCGCGGGCGGTGGGATTCATTAATTTTAGCCTGATTAAGAATAATTATTGATAAAAATTTGTGTTGAGAACGTCGCGGTCTTTTTTTGTTGTTTAGAATAAACTGATTTGCTCTATTTCGTTTTCAAATCGTTTATCCGCTAATTCTAGGTTTTTTACAGCTTGTTTGTAATAGCTATCTTTCAACTCTATTCCTATGGCTTTGCGTCCTAAAGATACTGGACTATAAACCTCAGACCCAACCCCCATAAAAGGCGTAAAAACTACTTCGCCTGCATTGCTGTATAAATCTATGATTCTATCAATCACATCTAATTGCAATGGGTGTACGTGCTTTTCGTCGTCCTCTTCTCGGCTATCTCTAAAGGGTAGTACATTGTCAATCCTTACGTCGTCCCAAACAGACGAGGCATATCGCTGCCATATGTAGTGAGATAGTTTGTTAGTTTTTGGATCTTGCCAATTTTTATACTTCTTATTCAAGTGTTCCCATAATTGAGCCTCGGTGGTGTTACCTCCGTTCTGATTATTCCACGCGGTTAAAATGTTTGGTAGTATTGGCGTGGATCCAAAGTATCGATTAAATCCGTTTGGATGGGTTACAGGGACTTCGTTTTCTCCCTTCTTAGTGAATATTAAAACATAGTCGGGCATAGCTGTAAAACACTTTGTAGAATCTTCGACTATAAACTTGTGCATTAAGCTTTGTACCATTGTGCGCATACGAACTTTTAAAGGCTCTTTCCAAATGGTTATCCGGTTGCGATATTCAAAACCGTGTTTTTCATGTAGTCTTATTACTTCGTGGGGAAAGTCCCATAACCTAGAGGTGTTATCAAATACGTCAGTAACGTGTACCGCGTTTATTCTACCTGGTTTTGTTACTCTACCCATTTCAGCAATTAGAAACTCGTATTGCTCTAAAAATTGTTCTTTTGATTCGCAGTTACTAAAATCGCGTTCGCTGCTTGAGTAGTTGTATAATCCTGCAAATGGAGGAGAATAAACTGAAAGGTCTATACTATTGCTAGGCATTTCAGTAATAACGTCCATGCAATCAGCGTTATAAATAGCATACTCGTCTGTGATAGTTTGTTGTTTAGTCATTATAAAAAACTTGGTTTAATGATTTCTTGATTAAATTCTCGTGTTTGGTTTGTAAAGGTGCTATTGACGTTCTTTACTAAGTTTTGGTAAAGCAATTTACTTTTCTCGGTTTTCTTTTGTAGGCTTTCCATTACTGCCGTTTGTCCGTCGCTAAGAACTAAGTCAACTGTTACGGGTTTAGTTTGTCCAAACCTCCAAAAACGCCTAATAGCTTGGTAATACTGCTCGTAAGAGTAAGTTGGAAAATATACCGTATGATTGCAATGCTGCCAATTTAAACCAAAGCTAGTCATACTTGCCTTTGTTATTAGTCGCTTTATTTCCCCTTTAGCAAAGGCTAGTAATATTTCTTCTTTCTTATCTATGGATTGACTACCTATTATTTCTACCGCATCACTATCTAGTTGGCTTAATAGCTTGCTTTCCTCATTACGATTGCACCAATAAACAGAGGTCTTTCCTTGCGTTAGTTCAACGGCTTTATCGCATCTTTTTTCTATGGTCTGTTTTACTTCATGTCTTATCTCGTTAAAGTTCTTAGCGGGCTTATTAAATAGCTGTATTTGGCCGTCAATATCTAATAAGCTGTCATTTGTTACAGTATGCTTATTAGTTATTAGTTCGGGTAGTTCATAACGATCATTTGAAAAACCAATATCGCTAGGCATCTTGACCATAATAGACCACTGATTAACCCATGCAAAAAAGTCTTTTTCCGCGTGTGGTTTAAGGTACCACTTTTCACCAGCGTGTTTAGGGTCTATTGAGTTGTTATTATTCTTAAAAAACTTGCTAAGCATATCCATATACCCCATATAACCTAAAGCCTCGGAGCTAGTCCCTAATTCGATAAAGTCATTAGGTGAAGGTGTAGCGGTTGAAAGGAATCTGTAAGGTACTTTCTTAATGAAAGCCGTAATATGTCCTTTAATCTTCCCGTCGAAGTTTTTAAGTATTGAGCTTTCATCTAGTATCACCGCCTCAAAATCGTCTGGGCTAAAATAATGCAATCGCTCATAGTTGCATATTACTATTTTCTTTGAGTGCTTTCCGTCTTTGGAGTATTCAATATCATATATCCCTAGCTTTTCTGCTTCGATAATAAACTGAAAAGCTACTGCTAAAGGTGTAAGAATTAAAACGCGCTTATTAGTCTTTAGTATTACGTTCTGAGCTATGCTAATTTGCATTAATGTTTTGCCTAATCCAGTGTCGGCAAATACTGCCATACGTCCTTTACGGACTGCCCGTGTTATAATTTCGCGTTGAAAGTCAAAAGCCATATCAGGAAAGTAAGTCGGCTCAAATCCCGACTCACCTAAGCTATGCTGTTTAGTTTTCAAAAAAGTGTGGTAGTCCATGTGTTTTTGGTTTACGCCCTAAAAGGCTCTGTTTTAAAATCGGTTACTTTCTTTCCGTGTTTTTTGGCTTCTGCTCGGATCTCGGCTTTTAAGTCCTCGCCAGTTGATGATGTTACAAATCCGCCTTCGCTAAAATTATTGGTTACTATGGTCATTAGTGTTTTCATATTAATATCTTATTCCGTGAAAATCATACAATTGGTTCTCGATATCCTCCAATATCTCATCCGTAATAATGTCTTGGATGTCCTCGCGCTTATGCTCGATTGAGGATATTTCTATAGTAGTTGGGTAGGGTGGGTCTGTCCGCGTTTCCGCTTGCCCCTCTTGAATAGTGTAGTGTACTGTTACTACTACTAATTTTTGTCCTAGTTCGATGTCTAGTGTCATGGTGTTTTGGGTTTAAATTCCTGACAAATGTAAAAAAATAATTTTACAAAAGTCAGTTGTAAAGAATTTCTTTACAACTTACTATTGATTAACTGGTTTATCTCCTCAATCTGATTTGAGAGGATTACGACTAATTTGCTTATTGCTTTCCAGTCCGTTAAATGCTTGTCTATCCGACCTTGAAGGCTTGCAATAGTAGTGTCCTTTAAGTGCGTTGGTTCGATGTATTTAAACTTCTCAATCGTCGGAGTATAGGCCGTTTCTAAATCGTTTATGTATTTCCGTAATCTAGGCTCAATCTTCATCCGATCTAATATTGCCGCATTTCCGTGCTGTACCGTCGAATGGTTATAGCCCATAAATCCCCCGATTAACTCAAATGGCACGTCGTAGTGGTACTTTCGCATTAGGTAGTAAAAAGTTTGACGGGCAAATACTACGGACAACTTTCTATTCTTTTCTTTTAATTCCCTTGCAGGAATATCCATGTACTGACAAATAAAGTCAAAAGCATGGTTTAGCTTTTCTAGCTTTTGGATTTCTTGGTAATTCATTTGTTTTCGTGTTAAAAAGGGTTTTGATCTTGGTTAAAGTCGTCTATCGGTAAGTCCAGATTGTTTAGTTGAGGTTCTTCTAAGTCGTAAAAGTTCGTGTATTTCCCTTCAAAGCCTATGCGATTCCTAGCTAGTCCCCCGTTCCGGTTCTTAGCTACAATATATTCCGCCTGTCCGTCCGTGTTTTCTCCGTTGTAATCTTCGCCCCAATTATCCAGTCCGTAATACTCAGGACGATATAAGAATTGGACTACATCCGCATCCTGCTCGATGGCTCCAGATTCTCTAAGGTGCGATAGCATTGGACGTTTATGTCCTCCTTGCGCTTCTACGGATCGAGATAATTGACTTAGGGCAATGATCGGAATATTTAATTCCTTAGCGACTTGTTTTATTCCGCTGCTTATCTTGCTTATTTCCTGCTCTCTATTTCCTTTCGCATTTCCAGCCCGCATAAGCTGCAAATAATCTATCACTATTAACTTGATACCTAATTTAGATTTCATGCGCTTAGCGTTAATCTTAAACGCCTCTATTGA